CTATTACCCAATGTAATTCTGTATCACCATATAATTTATGTGCAATCATCTCTGGTGTTTCACCCTCCTTTACATCATAGGTATCGTATAACGAAGTGTTTGATTTTAACTTTGCTCTCATACCCACTCTTCGTAAAAGATTGGTCACATCTTTAAAATTTAAATCACCCTTTGCATCATATGGTATAACTGGAAATGAATCAAAATACATTAATACCCCTCAAAAACTCTTTCTCTTGTGATAATTTCTATTTCTTTAAATGAAAGTGCTATAGATGTTTCTACTGGTGGAGCTCCATCATCTGCGTGTGGTTCAAATGTTTTATATCTATCACCACCATAAGTTACTGATACATTATCTAAAAAACATTCTGATACTCTATGAACATAATCATTCTCTTTACCTTTGTACATATACTGAATATTAAATGTGTTTGGAACAGTCATTGTATCTCTGTTTCTACCCTCTAACATTTCTGGTAACATATTAGCCTTAAATGCAAATACAATCTTTCGTATCTCTTCTGCTTCTCTAGAATTTTTGGGTATCATTTTAAATGTATATTCAAAACTTCTTCTGTCTACATTTTTAAATGCAAGTTCCATTCTGTCTGCTATTACAGCACCTGTTGTTATTTCTAGTGCAGCTTTAGCACCAGTAACACCCATTCCATCTGCAATATCAAGAGCAACTTTTAATCCTTTTTTCTTTGCATCTTCAGCAATATTTCCAAGTTGACTTTTTAAGGAACTACCAAAACTTGCACCACCTTTTGTTGCTTGAAATACACTCGCAGCTGCAGCTGCAAGACCACCTATTGCCTCATCATCATAAGTTGTTTTATATGAAACCTGAATAGACGCAGGCATATACAGTGCGATTGCAGTATCTAATCTTCTGGTTGGTGGTCTTTTTATTCTAACGACTTGACCACCTTCTACTTCTTGCATTTCTTTTTTTATCGCAGCTTGAGATTGATATGGGTTAATACCACTATCTGTATCTGGTAAAACATTTGCACCTTTATTTGCAAGAGTATCTTCACCATCTGTATTTTTAGTGGACTGATATCCTAAACGACCACCAAAATTTTTCTTTATAAAACTGGGTATTCCTCTTCTTGCCTTTTCTTTCGCAAGTGTATCTTTACCACTCTTACTACTACCAGAAAAACTTAATTTAGAATTTTTTTGTTCGTTGATAAAGAATATAATATAGTGTCCATGATTACCTATGCCTGGGTCACCAGCAACATCTAGTGGAAACTGAAATAAATTAGGATTTGCTTTTCCTTTTTGATTGAGAGGTGCAGTATCAGAACTATCTCTTTTTACCTTACCTTTGTTAATACCAAGTAAGCCTGGTAGATTACCAGCAACTTTTTGTAATCCTGTATTAACTACCTGTTGAGCAATACCTTTTGCAATGTCTATAGCCATGTATAAATACTCCTATAAAGGTATTTAGTCGACATGACATACAAAGGTAAATATATTCCAAAGAACCCACAAAAATACAAAGGTGACCCATCACAGGTTGTCTACCGTTCTTCGTGGGAACTTAAGTTTATGGTCTACTGTGATAAGAATAATAAAGTAGTAGAATGGGGTAGTGAGGAAATAATCGTTCCTTACAGGTCGCCTTGGGACGGTAAAATGCACCGATACTTCCCAGACTTCTATATTAAGATAGAACAAACCACAGGTGGTGTCAAGAAGTTTCTTATTGAGGTCAAACCTAAACATCAGTGTAAAGAACCTATCAAAACACCAAAGAAACGCACACGCAAATGGTATAATGAAGTAAAGACTTGGGGTATTAATCAGGCTAAATGGAAATCTGCAATAGATTGGTGTCAGAATAGAGGTATGGAATTTAAGATACTTACTGAAGACCATCTCAATCCGAAGTATAAATAGTATTATGTACGAATACAGATGTAAAATAGTTAAGGTAATAGACGGCGATACAGTTGATGTAGATATCGACTTGGGCTTTGGTGTTTGGTTACACAAAGAACGTATTAGGTTATATGGTATAGACACACCAGAAAGTAGAACAAGAGATTTAGAAGAAAAGAAGTATGGTAATATAGCTAAAGATTTAGTTCTTACTTTAATGCCTGTTGGTTCTATGCAAACACTTATTACAGAAAAAGATAAGTCAGGTAAGTTTGGAAGAATACTTGGTAAGTTTAGAGTACACGAACCACACCTAGACAAATGGGTAATACTTAATGAATTTATGGTTGACAATCACTACGCAGTAGAGTATCATGGGCAGTCTAAACAATCTATAGAAGAAGAACATTTATTAAATAGAAAGAAGTTAGATGGCAGTTCCAAGTAAGTATATACAAAGTGTAGTTAAGGCTGCAAAGGGTAGACCAAAATCAACTGATTGGTATCGTGATAAGATAAGAGAATTTGGTACACCTAAATCACTTGATTTAATTCGTGATGGTAAACAAGCAACCTCTCCATTTATTGGTCGGTTGAATATGTTTTTTTATGACCCAAAGTTAAAAAAGAAATTACCATATTACGACAGATTTCCATTAGTGTTACCACTAGAGAAATATAGTGATGGGTTTCTTGGTATTAACTTTCACTATTTGCCAATACCCCTTCGTATAAAATTATTAGATAGAGTTGTAGATTTTAGTAACAACACAAAGTTTGATGAGTCAACTAGATTAAATGTTGGTTATCAAAAGTTAAAGACTATAAAACTTATTAAACCAACATTAAAACGATATCTTGCTGGTAAAGTTAAATCAAGATTTCGTAGAGTAGATGCAGATGAATTTACTGTTGCAACATTACTACCAGTTGCAAGGTTTAGTAAAGCAACAGCTAAAGAAGTATATAGAGATTCAAGGAAGATGATTTAATGCCCAAATTTAATTTAGGAAAAGTTTTAGAAGGAAGTGCATATGGTGTCTTAAATGAGATACTCGCAGAGTTTCGTTCTGATGATGGTTATGCGTTACCTTCAAGATATGAAGTTGTGATACTACCACCACAAGGGACTAGAGGACAACCTAAAGGTGCGTTAAACAATGTGTTTTCAAAGGTGATGGAAGAAAATACTGGTGAAGGCACAACAAGAAAAGTTGGATTACAATGTGAATCTATATCTTTTCCAGGCCGTAATCTTGATACAACAGATGATTCTAATATATACGGGCCTATAAGAGATATTGTAAATGGTTATTCTTATGCAGATATCACTGGTGTATTCAGATGTTCATCTGATATGAGAGAAAAGACATTCTTTGAAACATGGCAAAGACTTGCATACAATCCACAGACTTGGTCAATGGGTTACTATGACGGTTATGTTGGTGGATTAGAGATACATCAATTAGACCAAAAAGATAAAAGAAGATATGGAGTAGAATTAATAGAGTGTTTTCCAAAATCAATTGCAGAGATACAATTAAGTTCTGCTCAAGCAACAGAGGTACATAAAATTAGTGTAACATTTGCTTATAGATATTGGAAAAATTTAACAGATGAGGCAGACCTACCAAAACCTTTGCGTGATAGAATTGAAGAGGTTGTGGTAAACAGTGCAGAGAGGCAAATAAGAGCTGCAATACCTAGAGTATTGTCTAGATTATAAAGGATAATTTATCATGGCTTTACCAAAGTTAGAAACTCCAACCCATGAGTTGGAACTTCCCTCTACTGGGGAAAAAATAAAATACAGACCATTTCTCGTAAAAGAACAAAAGATTTTAATGATGGCTCAAGAGTCTAAAAATGACAAAGAAATATCAGGGGCAATAACTGATTTAGTAAATGCTTGTACCTTTGGTAAAGTAGATGCTGTTAACTCACCTATGTTTGATATCGAGTATATATTTTTAAAACTTCGTGCAAAGTCAGTTGGTGAAACAGCTTCTGTTAGAGTTTTATGTCAAGATGATGGTAATACCTATGCAAATGTAAAAGTACCATTAGAAGATGTTGCAGTTCAAATGACTGTAGAACACACAAATGAGGTGCAAATAAATGATAAAACAAAAATTGTCTTAAAGTATCCAAGACTTGTGGATATGTCAGGCGTGCCAGAAGGAACAGATGATTATAGTAGAATGTTTTTATTACTAAACAATTGTATACATGAAATACATTTTGGTGATAAAATATACAATGCAGTAGATACCACAGAAAAAGAAAGAGAAGAATTTATTGAGTCTATGGATATGGAACAATTAAAATCAGTTACAAAATTCTTTGAAACCATGCCCAAATTAAGACACTCAGTCAAGTTTAATAACCCAAAAACAAAGGTTGCCAATGAAGTAGTCTTGGAGGGACTACAAAGTTTTTTAGGTTAGGGCTGTCACACGACAGCGTGGAAAATTACTTTAAAACTAACTTTGGGTTGATACAACACCATAAATATAG